CCTTTAAGGTATGTTAGTTAATTAAACGCCTTTCGGAAAGGCCCTCTCAAAAATATCGTTGAAACTAGGGTTGATTATTGCCTGCCCTATTACATCAGGGTCTGGTTTGAACTTGAATATCTTGCCTTGGAACTTGCCTTTGTTTGGACCAACCTTGACTTTTTCCAGTTCCAGAGAATACTGAACTTTGTAATCTAATTGTGACCACCCCTGTCTCACCCAAAGTCCAGTTTCCTTATCATTGACAAACTGCTTTGCAAGAGGGGAACTCAGTATAAGATTACAGTTACTCTGCTTGGCTTGGTCAAATATTGTACTGCTGAATTCAGCGTTCAATGCTCCATAATGATGGGGAAGGACGTTGTGTTTGCCGAACCTTGACATCCTTAACATTTCCCAAACTTGAGCAGATGTATCCAATGCTACAGTGGCACACTCATCGAGAGCTTGCCTGAACTCTGAAGAAAACCTGTCCCACAATGAACTTGCCTCCTTGAGAATCTTATCTGCATCAGATGATTTCCCTGTGGGCTTGCTGAAATAATAAGGAGAAATCATAATTTCTTTATCAGCAAATTCTGGCTTGGAGAGTAGGCTCTCTGCATTGTGGTCAAAATCAAAATAAGCTAAAGGGTAAGGACAGTTAAGTAAGAAGTGAGTCTTACCTGTGTCTTCCTTTCCCTGCACATTGATGATTAATCTTTGACGAACTTTAATCTGACTTGCTGGTCTGAAGCCTGTCCCCTTTAATAAGTTGCTTGCATCTACACTCATATTTACTGCCTCCATTTCATCCTCCATGTTTTTAATTTTAATATCCTACATTACTATTGTCAACCCCCAATTTTTCTATTGACAAATGAGTCATTTTGTTGTATAGTAATTATCTCTCTCCGTTCACTGTTCTATAGAACTCAGGGGGCAGTTGAAAGGCTGCCCCTATCTATTTATGGCTGAGAAAAAACCAAGTAATATATACAACTTAACTAAGAAACAGAAGGTATTTGCAGACGAGCTAATCGAATGTGGTAGTCCCACTGAGGCAGCTCGCAGAGCCTACGATTGTAAAAACGATCAGGTAGCTCATACACTAGGTGTACGCAACAGTAACCATGCACACATACAGTCTTATATTGAAGCACAGTTTGAGCTGAATGGGACTGTCAGTAAAAGTCTGAAAGTAGTTGACGATGCCCTGGATGCTAACCTGAGTTTCCAAGGAGTTGCTACCTCTTCACCTGACCATCAGACCAGATTGAAAGCTTCCAAGCAAGCAATGGAACTGGTGCAGCCAAAAGAAAAATTACCTAAATCCCTGCACCTGGAAAAGCATGAGCATAAACATTACAGCTTTGGTATGGATATTCCCAAGTCTGTGTTACAATGGATTGCAGGTGAAGGAAAAGGAAGATGGCCGACTGAGGAGGAGTTTAAACGCCTAGTTAATGGAAAACCAGTACAAGCCTAGATTACAGCATTGGGAAATCGCAGAGGCAGATAGAATCATTGAAGGTGTTACTAGAAGATCCAAGGTTACTGATTCCATTATCCAACTATTCAAAGATCGAGACAGACTAGGATTTGAGAAATTCCATTCAAGCCTGGAAGACTCCCCAAGGAATAATATTGAAGATAGACTGACTGATATTATTGAAGAGCTGTGCGACTCTTTACAGTACCTTGTCTGTTTACAAGACCTCATAAAAGAACGCAAACACAATGAGTAAGACTCATCAAATAGATATACCCCCCAACGCAAAGGGCTGGACAATTACATCAATGGATCAGGAAGATCGTAAAATACTCAAAAATAATATTGAAGAATTATTACAGGAAAGTAGCAATCTTGCTGAAGACAGCCTTTATAGTGATGATCGTGCAGCTTTAAGTACCGCCACACTAAGGTTATGTGAAGCAATGCAGAGTTTAGTTGTTGCAATTCTATGAGCGACAAAAGCTACTATAATCTATCCCAACAATATTCAGGTCAAGCTAAAGATCCCACCTTCATTGAAGAGTCCCTGTGTCGTCAGGACAGACAGCATTGGCTGACTAACCACTTTATTATAAAAGATAAAGATGGTCAGATACGCCCAATGAATCCCCTCAAACAGTCTCAGATCAAGCTGCTCAAGCTCTATGAATGGAGCCAGGAGAACAACAGACCTTGCAGGGTAATCATTTTGAAGGCAAGGAAAACTGGAATCAGTACCCTCATTGAAGGATTGATGCTACAGGAGTGTTGGTTAAGAGGGATTGATGGAATGGTCATTGCCCACAATCGCCCTACAGCAGAATTTATTTATAGTATCGCCTCAAGGTTTGAGTCTAGGTACACGCTCAGTAAACCAAAAAAATCTCAGTCCTCAGTACGCAAGATGACCTTTGAAGGTGAAGGTATGATTATGGTAGAGACTGCCAATAACGTACAGGCTGGAACAGGATTGACTCCTCACTTCATTCATGGATCAGAAGTAAGCAAGTGGCACAAGGGTAGCGATGTTGCTGTCAGTCTGTTTCAGGCTATCGGTGACGGCCCCGACACCACAGTGATATTAGAATCTACCGCAAATGGATACGACAGTCTGTTCCATCCTATGTGGGAGAACGCTGATAAGTATTGTAAGATAAACTGGGTTAAGCGTGATGGAGATATTTTTCCAGAAATCGACATCCTAGACAGCGAGAACTTTAATGGCTACCTTCCTTATTTTATTAGTGTGTTTGATGATCCAGACTACTCCAAGCCATTTGATGATGATGCAGAAAAATCCAGATTTTTTCAAACCTTAGATGAATCAGAACAGAACCTGATGGAGCGTTATCGAGTAAGTCTGGAACAACTCAACTGGTATCGCTACTGTCTTCGACAGAAATGTCAGGGAGATATTGATATCCGCAGACAGGAATTTCCAGCTACTCCAGAGGAAGCCTTTGTCTCATCAGGTAGAAACTTCCTAGATCTATCCAAGCTAAATCTACAACCTACTGAAGACGCAAGAAATGGTTATCTGATTCGAGATGAACGCTGGAACAGAGACATTCGTTTTATATCAGATAAATCAGAAGACCTCTCAATCTTCAGAGATCCTGTAAAGACTCATCGCTATGCTATGGGAGTAGATACAGCAGAAGGAATCCTGCCTGGTGGAAGTTCTTCCAGAGATCCTGATAGATCAGTAGCCTGTGTACTGGATCTGGATGATGGATGTAGACAGGTTGCTATCCTTGCAGGTCACATCCCTGAAGAACCCTTCTCTGAGATGGTGGCTTTATTGGGACATTATTATTCCAATGCAGGGCCAGGTTGTGCTATCTGCCCAGAGGTATCGGGCTATGGTACTTTACTGTGTACCTATCTTGGTAACAATTACCCCAGACACATGTTATACCATAGGACAGATTTTTTGAAAGACCGCCCTAAACGCAGTAGGCAAATTGGTTGGAAAACCAGCATTACAAGCAGACCTATTTTATTAGGAGATCTTAAAACTGCCATCAATGAGCGTAGTATCATTATCCATGACAAGGAAACTATACGAGAGCTGCAAAGATTACAGTATAACAACAGGGGTAAGGTAGAGGGATCTGGGGGATACCACGATGACAGAGTATTCGCACTTGCCTTGGCACTTCAACAAGTAAAGAGTTACCCAGCACTTCTGACTCCTAGAAAATCAGATAGTCTATCACCTTTCTCTGAGCGTGAGGGTGGAGATTCTATTGATCCAGTTACAGGGTATTAAAACTCTTTTTAGCTAGAAATTCTTTTTCCAGTTCGTGGTGTGGTTCCCTGAATATATAATCTCCACTATCTAGAGCCTGCTCTGGTGAGAAATTAATCAGGTGGTGGTCAAACATATGGTAGGCCAGAGGAAAAAAAATTCCCAAAATTTCTGCTTTCTCATTCTCACTTGTTGCATCCTCTAATTTTTGTAGCCCCTCTGCTATGCGTTTGTGAGCATGGAACATTTGGTGTTGGTACACTGGAAGATCCCTTCGATCTCTGACTACAGACATGTTGAGAATCTGAGCATCCAGGACTTTACCTGCTTTGGCGTACCATTCATCCTGTGTAAATCTTTGCCAGACATCGAAGTCGTTCCAATCCTTGCGATTGCCATACTTCTTTCCGTTAGTTGAATATTGAGTGGAGTCATAAGGCTCTACCCCGATTTTCACATAACCTCTGACAAACGGACTGTACCAGGTTCCACCAGTTTGCATATTGCCGTAGCCCTTATATAAGAACTCCATAAGGATGGAGTGGCAAGATCCTTGACCATAAGCATCTTCTATGGCCCAGAGGTGTTGCAGTGGTTGGATATCATATTTGTATTTGTCGAAATATCTTTTAGAGCTGGTAGTTTTTATCTCAAGTGCATGGTAGTTTTTGTCGGAATTGAGACTTCGTAATTCTGCATCGAGTCTGGTAGGGACCAACAATTCAAATTCGGAATCTTGAATACTCAGCAGTCTAGGTTTTTCAACTGCCAAGATCTCATAAGATTTTTCAATTTCTTTAAATCTAGTTCTAATCCACGCAGAGCTTAGTCCCTGTGCAAGAGCCAGTAACATTTCTGGGGGATGCAGAGAATCGAAACCTCTAGTTGATGCTAACTCATTCCAGATCTCAGTCTGCTCTGCCTGTTGGGAGTCCTCACTCTTTCCAGACATCACACCACCACAGACAGCGTGGCAGTAGATACCGATTTGAAGATTGGGGTTTATACTTTTAGGTGTAATGCCTCTGCCAGCAAATTGATAGTCAATGTAATACTGACGTTGGCTGACAAGGTAGGTTGCATACGCTGATCTTGAACTGATTAGCTTAGAAATCATAAGTCATTATATGAAAGGGCTTTCAGTAAACGAAGGAGATGTCAAAACCCGAAAGCCCCCCCACTGGCACGTCACAACAAATGGGTATGTTGTGTTAGAGTCTTCCACCATAAAAGACTCAATAACTCATTGTAAAACTATATTATATTCATTGTCAAGCACAAAAAATAATTAATGACAGATCCAGAATCAGCGGGTATACTGAGTGATATGCCAGAGATGCAACATGAATCCCTCAGTGAATTTTTTGACTCAGCAGCACAGACAGGAAACCAACTTCTCAACACCAAGCCGACTCCGATTCCATTTCTTTTTAAAGATCTGGGTATTGTAAAAGGCACCAGCACGATTCTAACTGCACCGATTGGCTCAATGAAATCTTTCCTGAGTTTGTGGCTCAGCGGCCAGATCGTTGCGAACAATCCTAAGTGTCAAGTTTTGTATGTAGATAAAGAGAATACGTTAGCTTCTATTCAGGCCAGAGCCAGAGCAATGTTTAATGACATGGAAGAGGAAGCTCTATCAAGACTCATCTTCTGGTGTGAAATGCCCAACGCCGCCAAAGAACATGTACCCCCAGACTTTCATCATGGACTGAAGTTCTATCAGCGTGTAGCAAAAGAATGGGGACCTGACACTGTGATTGTCTTCGACACATTAAACCGCTTCTTTCAGGGAGATGAAAATTCTGTCAAAGATACCAGCTTTGTAACGAACAGTCTGGTATCAATTCGCAATGCCCCAGCTACAGTGATTTCTTTGCATCAAGTTGGCAAGCCATCACACGATACAGGAAAATTTCAAACCTACAGAGGAAGCTCAGAGCTTGGTGGAGGTTGCGATCATGCTCTCACACTGAAGAACTTTAAACAGATCAACAATCACAGTGCCAGCTTCACAGCACATTGCTTCAAGACAAGATGGTTGCCCATGTCAGATCGAACATGGGTACACGATAGAGGAGCGTTCTACCAGCTTCAGCCTGATTGTGTGGTGAATCCCAATCAATTCTTTGACCTGCGAAGTGGCATCACTCGCTATCTTATTAAATCACCAGGTGCTAGAGTTGATGAGATTGTGCAAACCTTAAATTCAAATAAGAATGGTAGCTTTCCTCAGAGTGCAACTCGTTGGATGCTAGCTAATTGCTGTAAGAATTATTGGATGCAGCTAAAATCGGGTAACGCCTTTATTTACAAGAATATACCGTCGGTGTAATGGAGGGTAGTAACTTTTGCTGCTTTTCAGGAGCAGCAAAAGCCTTATTATATCATGGATTTTTCAAAAGTCAATAGTTTTTTTTAGTCTTCATTTAAATATTTTCGGTAGGTTGCAACTTTCACTCCCAGCTCAAATGCTTTCTCTAGTGCAGCTCTGATAATTTTTAATTTCCTTTTGAATTCCAAGGTGGATAGAACATTGATTTTAGCAGTTGTGTTAGTGGCTAAATCGTCAAGTTGTTGAGTGTTCATATTTAATACGCCCACTTAGCAATATGATACAGGAAGTAAATACTGGCTATGAGCAGTAGGCCCATTTCTAGGGTCAGTTCAGAATTGTCATCATTCATTTTTAATCTCCAAGAGTTTAAATAATTCTTTGATGTCTTCAGCACTGGTAGGGATTCTGTATTCTGTTATTGTTGGACGGGAATTTGAGCCTGGTAGAAAATTATCTGATTCTAAAATGTTGAGTAGGGAGACAGCTTCATCTCTTGAGAAGAAGTATTCTTTACAACTTCTGTTGCCGACAATTCTGTCTTCCCACTCTACAACAAATACGAGTTTCACTGTTCAGCACTATCCTCATCATGGGGTCCAGACCAAATAGACTCAAGAATTTTTTCGTTATGTAATTCATTCTTGCATATCTCATTTAGTTTATGTTGTCTCTGCTTGGCTTCATCAATGAATTCTTTCCAGTTCTTAGTCTGTGCCACTCGCATTTCTCGTAAAATCCCACTGAGATACTCACTTACATGTCTCATGTTACCTCCTTTTGTTGGACAAAATTTTGTCACTGATTTTTCGACTAATCGAATTTCTAGGTTTCATTCTTGATCGCAACCATTCTACATCATCTTCTGTTAATTCCAAATGGAATTCATCATTAAAGTTAATTGTAAAGCTGTCACCACCAAACCAGTCTAGAGAAGTGACTGGTACGTCAATGAGTTCATGGTCTACCAAGTATCCTCCCTTAGTCTTGACTTGTATGAGCTTTGCCATAACCCTCCTTTGCTACTCTTTCTTCTAGTCTTTTTAGACCTGCCCGTAATTCATCTATTGTTTTTTGTGGTATAGGTTTAATGTGAAGAATTTCAGGTTCCTTGTATTCGATTTTGTCTTCAAGATTTAAGTCTCTGTCGTAAATTGAATCAGCAAGTCCACGGCAGTACACTCGAAGTTCATGGTCTGGACCCCACGAATCTGGATCTCGCTCCATCTTCAAGTAGCTGCCATCTGTTAAGTGCCTTTCACACACCTCTAGTATTTCGTTGTAAAATTCTAGGACTTCTGTTGGTTTACTCATACTGCCTCCTTTTTAATTGTGTATTTGTCTATCAGTTTATTATAAACACCGTCAGCTTCACAGTCACGACTTAAAGAAATTTCCTCACCTGCCATGTACTCATAAATCAAATCCACCTGGTCAGTATTTTCAACTCGCTGAATTGCCAGTAGTTGAGCTGATGTCACAGGGTAATAGCTCTCATCGGTTCGTGAGCTATAAGTATCATTGCAATGGTACTCGTAGCCATTATTCAATGCCTTGAGTGTTAAGCACAGCATGTGTTCCTGTTGCAGTTCAGGATCATCTACAAAGAATGGATCTATTGGGATGTCATACTTTGGGCAATCAAATAGATCTGGCTCAATTCTGATTCGGCAGTAGATCTCATCGTACTCGATGGAGCCTGTTCCACTATAGGAGCAGTAGTATTCTCTAGGACAAGGAAACTGACCTAGTGTCAGATCACTTATAAATTTCTCTTTTTGATCTGAGACATCACGGAGCCTCAACTTATGCCATTGCTTGCTGTCAATACTAGCGGTCCCTGCCATGAGGTCAGGGGACATTATGTCTTTTCTTCTTTCCGCCTGCTCATCCTCACTCAATCCATCAGCTACAAAATAAATGTGATTGTTGTTTTCCATTTCTATCTCCTTGCCTTGTGTACGATACCAGTTGCTATAAAATACGGATTGCAATCGTCAATTTCTTGACACTCTACTATTTTAATTTCTATGTATGTTCCATCCTCTAGGGTGATTCCTTTTAGCTCTGCAATAGGTTTAAGCCCAGAGCCACCGTAGTTTGGATGATCGTAAATATCAGCGTCAGTAAATCCAAGGTGCTTATGGTTTAGCTTCTGATCCAACTTGACAATCTTTCCTTTTAGTTCTTTCAATTTCATCTCTATCTCCCTCTCGTTGATTAACATTAATACAATACTATACTATCCCCCCGACACGTGCAAGTAAAAAAATAAAAAAAAATTATAATAATACTTGACACTATATAATAAAGGACTTATAATATTATTATGATGTTAATAAACAAGGAGGATAGAACAATGAGAAACGGAGTAAGAGTTAATGTTGAGTCAGGTCAGGCAGTATACGTCAATATCGGTGGCAAGGTTTTTTACATTGACACTGGTATGGGACAGGATCAGACAATAGTAAGATCCTGGAATGAAAAAGATATTACTGACCATAATGTTGTCCAGTATTCATCTGACCAGCCAGTACAGCCTAAAGTTGAGAAGGAAATTATTGATAGCGACTATGCAGATTTTCAACTTGAGGATGTTCAGGTTCAATCAATAGATGAAGAGAACGATATCCCTTTCTAGGGGTAGGAGGATAAGATGAAAGACTACTTAAACTACAGACAAACAAAAAACAGGACAGACTGGTTTACTGTGATTGTCTTGACCACTATGATCCTGTACCTGGGCTATCATGTAGCCAGTGTGTGAGCTGAAAAAGTAAACACTACCAAACTGAGAAGGGGTAGCTACCATGCTACCCTTTTTCTTTGCCTGTCTGTCTAAAATTAAATCTAACTCGTATTGTTTCCCAGATTTCTGATCTGGTTCGTATTGTTTCCCAAGTTTTAATTTTGGATGTATTGTTTCCAGAGATTCTGATAACTTTTTACCTTTTCGTCAACAGTTAATGTAGTTTCTTAAGAGTTGACGAAATTATCAAAACCGTCAACAGTTAAAGTAAAACATTAAGAATTGACGCAATCCTACAAATTTACTTTTTCACTCTCTTATAATAAATCACAACTAAAAACAAAACGCAAGTAAAAAAATACAATAAAAATCATAGTATAATTATACGAATATAATGAATATATACAGTGTCTCCACGCTATGGG